TTGCTTGAGTGAGAATAACTCGCACACCTTTTTTAGTAAGATAATCTAGATTATCACCAGAATCTTCAATCCAGTCAATCTTATGTTCTGAAATATAGTTCTTCATCTCGGCAGAAGAATATTGCTTACGATCAACAGTAACATCAGGATCATGTTGAATGATACGAAGAACAGCATTAACACTTCTCCGATCATAATTATAAGACTTAATCTCTTCAATCAAGATACTATTGACCTCACACTCTTCTACATTGTTAATCTTCGCGAATAACTCAGAGTTTGGATTCTTATATGAACGAAGAATTGCCGCAGCAGTATCACGATCAGTTCGCGATTTTGCACTATACTTACTACGATTTAATTCAGCACAAGCAAATTTATAGATGTCATCAATATTCATATCTACCAACCAACTGATGATATTTTCTTGATTGGCATCAGCAGCAGCACGATATCGATGAGTTCCATCAAGAATGCCCCAAATAACTTTAATACCTTGATTGTTTACATATTGATACTCTTTAGGCAGACGAAACAGAACTATCGTGTTAGCAGCAGTATTCCAATCAGTGTTGAAAATGTCATTGAGAATTGCATCTTTGTGTCCAATATCAATGTTATGATCTGCACGAACTTGAAACCCCTTAGGTAATACTTCACCAGTCTTATTGTTGGTGATTTCTTTACCAGCAGGATGCACAGTGCGAATGTCAACCAACTGTAGTTGATTGTCAATCATTGCTCCCTTATATTTTACAATAATTTTACTAATATCTTGCTTACAATCCTCACGACAACGATTCAACATATCGCTATTGAATAGCAGGTTCTCATTGATAACGTGCTGCTCATCTTGCACACCGAAGATCTCATCGAGAGTGCTGTAGTCTTGGATCATGTTAGGAGTTGTCATTTGATTAGATTGATTGGATTAGTTAGATTGATTAGATTTACATTGGGATTACGTCCCAACCTTGACCCTCTGGCACCACATTTTCAATAACATGTTGCACAGAATCAAGACCGAAGACGATTACTTGTTGTTGTGAATAGAATCCATTTTTTGATTTGGGTCTAGTCCAACAAACTTTGTAACGATTGTTGCTGTTCATTCAATCTCTGCAAGAACATCGTAGATTGCATCTTGTTCAGTGCCAATCACTGAGGAAATCCATTCATCTTCTTGTACTTGAACCTGATCATTTTCGTCCCAAGAAACTTGGAAATCTTCATCGTACATACTGACCGAATCCATTGTTTTGTGAAGTGATTGCTGATTGTTTCCAGTCTTTCAACTGGCGACGTTTTGTCTTGAGTTTGTGTAGTTCTTCGTCAGAATACCTGACTTCTCCATTTTCACCTTTCTTGATGACTTTGTTCAATAGGCGGATTTCTTTCTCCAACATGATTAGTATAGCGTATAGGGGAGCGGTGTGAAGGGGTCTTGTGTAGGTTTGTCAACCGTCACATGATGAGTTTTTTAGTGGGAGTTACAATTCGATTGAACATATTATTATATTGTTCCTCCAAGTCAGGAGAAAGTTTTGTAATAAACATCACAAATGATTTAGCAATAGTAACATCACTTTCATTTGGATCTTGTAATGGTGCGAATGGAACAAATCCAAGTTGTGTGCCTTCTTGATTAGCAGGAATGGCAACAATAGCATCACTAATGGTGATACTATCAGCAGTCTCTTCAGTCAAATCAGCAACAACATTTTCGCCACTAATAAAACGAATAAATTTCACGGTCATTTGTATAATTCTGCTAGGTGTAATTTGTCTACGATGTCTTGAAGTTCTTTCATTTTATCAAGATAGATGTCTTCAGAGATTAGTTTATCACGATAAAATCTTTTTTGCAAGTCAGAAACATACAAAATTAATGCGTTCTTAACAATCATCTTTTCATCCTTATCGAGGATTGCTGAATGAAGACCAATCACAGTTCATCTCTTCGTATGGTTTTCAGATAGTCAAGAACATATGAACGAATATACATTAGTTCATGAAAACATTCTTGATTGTGAGCACATTGTCTCAACTTAGGGTCGGGTTTCAATACAGACTCTAGAAAAAGATCTAGACCACGATTGAATTTTACATCTTGAGATTCTTTGTCAAAGGTCATCTGATTTAGCATTGAAGGGTGTAATAAATTGAATCTTTAATACCATCCACTATCATCATCACTTTGTCTAAATTTTCTCTTTTTGTTACCTTTTTGAAAGTCATCGTCATAGTTGCTATCATCACCCCATGATCGATTAGTTCCACCTTTTGCACGTTTGTCTCGGATAGATTTGCCAGGAGAATAGTAACCTCGTTCGCTACCACCACGCCGAAAAGTCTTGCCCATTGTTAATGTAGGAATGCTAATAAACTACTAATATATGTATTAAGATTTAGTTGTCAACATCACGGTAAAGTGAAGTGAGGTCGTCATTTTCTGGAAGACGGTATACTTGAGTGCGAAGTTCTTCAAAACAATACCCAACGCCTTTCAAAAAGTCTTCTGTTTTATCAACAACATCATTCAACATCGTTGCTTCAAATTCTTTAGTTGTTACAGTCTGGTCCTCATCGGTACAGATGAGAGTGAATTGAGGCATGATTGTCCTTTGGATACCTGCATATTATAGCATAAAAAAAGGGGGTGCAACACCCCCTGTGACACTTATTTGAACTGGCACATCAATAGATAAACTGAGGGTTATCCGAGTACCCCATTAAATATACCAACTCCTGAGGTCTGCTAGCACCATTAGTCCAACCTCCACCACCTTGTCCCGAAGAAGACATTCTTTGGGAACTTGAATTAGAGTGGAAGTCAGCACCCCAGATGCTCCACATTGTTTGTGGTGGGTTATTACCTCGCCAAGAATCCATCTTACCATTGGATAGGTTACCATCATAGGCAACTAATGCTTGAGAGTCATCATCTGAGTCATGGTTAATACCCCAGACCATAAATTTATTGGCAACAGAACCATTATTACAACGATAGTTACCACTACCTGTATAACGGTTTCCTGTTGTTGGGTGACCAGAACCAACAATACCAGTGGCGGGATTGCCTTGGTTATAGTTTTGTCCTGCTCTATTGCCTTGACTATTAGCAACGTCAATACTTCTCAGGATTTGATACATACTCTGAGATCCTGAAGGATAGGAAGTTGCTTGCCATCCAACATAATAACTATGACTTGAAACATTAGTATGATTACCATTACCACTAACTAGGGCATAGTAATTAAAATTTCTTACAGAAAAATAGTTGTGATAGACACCAGTTCCTTGTCCAAAAGTAATTTTATTTCGTGCTCCTGTACTATCGATAGTAGCACTGCCAAAATTACCACCTCCAATATATCCAAAACTGTTATTATTAAGTTGACTACTCTTACTTTGATTAGTTGCCATCAAAATATACCATGGTCCTGGAGGTCCAGTAGGTGCAGCAACTCCAGGTTTTCCGTAACCCACACCTCTCATTTTGTTTCCCCCTGAGGAGAATGTAGAAAAAATTGGCATTGTTTATTCTCCGTTCAATTAATTACTACAGTATGTTTGATTTCCAAAAACGAGGAAAGAATTACTACCATTTTTAATGATACTAAATTGATATATGTCATAACCATCATCACCACCGTTATCATCAGGTGCTTCACCATCTAACCACTCAACAGTTCTACCACTACCATCAATATTAACTGCTGATATATAACCACTTGACCCACCATTTTGAGAGATTAACGTAACTAAACATACTTGATTAGTTGCCATTAAACTATCTAATGTTGTACTAGAATTTCCTCTAATGTTAGGGGTCCAATTGCCAGTGTTGGCACTTGTATACAAATGTATATTAGACAGTAACACATCAACACTAGTATTACCATTAGAACTCCCACTGATAGTATTAAACTTCTCAGTAATGGGAGCAGTGTTAATATTTAACCCATCATCACCATTAACATCAAGAGTAGCGTTCGGGATGCTAGCATTGACACCAACTCTGTCATTTACAGAATCGACATATAATGTGTTAGTATCTATAGCAACATTTCCCGTACTCTGAAGATCGATACCAGAACCAGATCCAGAGGAATGTCGTAGAGAGTCTACATTTAATTGAGACATTTTCTATTTTCCTAGTATAAGTCTATTTATAAAGATCAAGTTGATACGCTAAATCCGATGTGAGTGATTTCCTCAGTATCATATGCACTTCTCTTTCCATTTCCACTAGTGGCAGTGCTACCAGCATTCCACCAGTTAGAGTTCTGATGAGAATATGCACCATCTCTTTGTCCAGCAGGATGTTGATATAATAATATCCATCCACTATTCTCACTAAATCCCCAAAGTCTACAGGTTCTTACACCGTTAGCACCACCACCAGACGATGTATTTTCTCCTCCAAAGTATCTACCATTGGTATTATTCTGATAGTATCCATCATAGTCACCGTTATTGTTTGGACCAAAGTCAATAACTGCCCAGTCATTGCCATCAGAGGATCCATCACCAGCAATAAACTTCACACCACCATTACTATTGAAGTAGGAAATATTAGAAAGAGGTTCTGATACAATAGCGATTCTTCCAGAATAACCATTCTGCCAATTACTATTGTTATTGTTACTAGAGTTCTGGTTTATACCGAAACTAGTAATATAGTTGAGGAATGTTCTGGGTCCACTAGGCATGTTGACGTAAGCAATAGAACCAGGACTTCCAACTGCTTGAATTGCAGCAACATCAGTAACGTCGAAGGAAGAACCCGCGTTCTGAGAATTTTGAGAAGCAATAACAATATAATCAGTGCTACCAGTTCCAGTTCTTAAAATTTGGAAATAATATGAATCATAAGTATAATCCTCCCCTCCAGTTGCTTCGGGTTCACTTCCACCTGCCCATTCTACAGTTTGAGTAACCCCATCAATTTTTACACCAAGACAATAAAATGTATCTGTATTAACAGCAGCAACAATAGTAAATCCAATTGTTTGTCCTACTGGAATTTGAGATGCGAAAGTTTCCGATCCATTATATCTAAAATTAGGTGTCCAACTTGCAGTTGCAGTATTCCAAATATATGCTTGTGCTACTTGAATATCATGATTGGTATCTCCAGAAATTCCTGTTCCTGTGATATTTATTTTCTCTCTGATAAATCCACAATTCAGAGAAATTCCACGAGTTCCACTAATATCTAAACTTCTAGTTGGAGTGGGAACATTAATACCAACTCTATCATTTGCTGCATCAATATAAACATCGGAATTAACATCAACATTACCACTTGCTGCAATGTCAATGGTTGCATCACCTTTTGAAATGATTTTATCTGTATTTACTTGTGACATAATTGATGATCAATCTAAAATAAGTAACTTGCCATTAGTCTCAACGGTAAGTGTTACACCAGATGCAACAGTTAACGGACCCACACAAAAACCATGAGTAAATTCACTACCAGCAGAAGGACCAACAATAGCACTTTCTGTTAATGTTGTATCATTAGTTCTAATCAATCCATCATTACCAACGGAAGTACCACCGCCACCGACAGATGTCCATCCAGGATTACCTGCACCATCTGCGTCAGCAACATATATTTCAGCAGAATCTAATGTAGTGTTAAAACGAAGAGTTCCAACAGAAATACCAGTAGGTTGCTGACCAGTTGTGCCAGATGGCAATCTCAAGATACTTTCACCATCTAGAAATGTAAGTCTATCGATAACTGCTTGTGTCGCGGTATTAATTTGATTACCACGAATTTTAGTGACTGCCATTCTGCTCTAACTTCCTCCGTTATATTTATATAGGTAGTTCAACAATATGTACTGTTTCGTTTGTTAAAGGTGCGTCACCAACAGTAAAGATAATATTTGTACCATTAGTATCAACAGTATAATTTACCCCTCCAACCTGTGCTACACCATTAATAAACACAAGCACAGAATTTTGTGTGTGTTGTGTTGCAGAATATGCCGTCAATGCATATGTTACTGTAGCACCGTCACCTGTATAAGTTCTTGTGACATACTTACTAGCACTAACTCCACCTCTTCCAGTAACAACTAAGTCACCATCAATTCTAGTAGAACCATCGATATTAACTCTAAAGGAACTATTAGGGGCAGTTCCAATACCAATACGTGTAGTACCACTGTCATTAACAATATTAATATCACCAACATCAGTAAGACCAAATTCAAACCAGTTTGCACCATAATAAATCCAACCTAAAGATTTACCAGGTGACCAGTTGATATTATAAACAAGATCACCATCAGCAGGTGTATCATATCCTGCAACATTACTAAAGTCTGGTAAACCATTAGCATCTTCAGGTGCAAGTAAAGTTTGCTTGATTACAGTACCATCTTGATTGTAATAAGAAATCTTTTTCGCTTGAATATTATTTGTGAATGTAGTCAGTCCTTGGAATGTAACAGGACCAGCAAAGATTGATTCCAACTGGTTAGATGCACCACCAATAACTGTGAGTTTATCAGTAAGAACCAACTCAGAGAATGTTTCAATCGTTGTATTCTCTTCACCAACAACATTTAGTTGTGCAATATCTTCGTTCGTGATCTGACCAGTAACAGGGTTAATGATCTGGTTACCAATGAATAGGTCTCCATTAGAGTTAAGACCAGAGTAGAATGCAACTCCACCTTCTTCTTTAATAGACTGAGAGAACTTAATCTGATCTTGTGACAGAGTTTCTACTTGAGTCTGAGGGAATGCAGTTGAATAGTTACCAGGACCGAAACCAAGATACTCAAAAGTATGATTACCAGATCTCATAATTGAATGGCGTCTAAACTCAACAGCAATAGGTGCTACAGATCCATCATTATTTTCACGAATATTAATCTTTCTAGTTTCTTCATCACCAGCACGAGCAGTTAATTCAACGTCAGATAACTCTTTATTGACACTATCATAGTTAGGTGTCGTTCCTGGTTGCGTCCAACCAGTATCAGTCAATAAAAATTCAATTGATTCTTTAGTGATAGATCTCTTAGGATCTTTATTGGGTGTAGGTGATGCACCATCGGTAGAATATACTAAACCGATAGTTTCATTGTCAGCGACGGATATTGAAGCAGTAGGGTCAGCAATAGGGTTGTCTCTGTCAAACGTAGGATACACCTCGTTGACGTTTTGACTGAACTTTCTGTCGTTAAAGTTAGAAGTTGTAGGTGCAATAGATGCACATAGCAGGGTAAGATAGAAGATTCCATCAGCAACACCTCTCTCAAATTTTTGAACAACCTCAATATCGTAAAGATAAAATGCTCTTTGTAATTTATAGGATGTTGTATTACTATTCAATGGTTGCATCACATAACCACTGATAGGATCACGGGGAAGAGGATTAGTCTTGTCCTTATCGATCTTCATACGAACACGATATGTTCTATCCTGTAAGTCACGAGGATCAGGTATTCTCTTAAGGAATGTTGTAGGAGTAAAGTTTACGTTATCATATTGCGTATTTGATGTGATATCTGTATAGATCTCATTCTCTACAGAATCTACAGAAAGATACCATCCACCAACAGTATTACTAACACCACCAATAGTATATGTTGCAGCATCATATTGCAGAGGAGAACCTGCTACACCAGCAGAAAGACCTGATACAGAGGGACCATATGGTGAAATTTTTGCAGACTTAACAGTTGCATTTGATGCACCACTAGAAACCAACAAACAGTTTAGTTTATCAGGAACTGCACTAGCACCTGTACCATCTTGACGAGCACCAACAGTAAAACCTTGAACCCTAGTTGTTGGTGGAGATGCTTCAACAGTATATCCATAAAGATATAATCTAGTTCCAGGTGTTTGCCCTTGTCCAGCAAGTGCAGCATTAATTACCTTTGTTCTTTGAATATCAACGTTCACCCAGTTGACAGATGTCTCTTCACCGAAGATAACATTGCTATTGACTGTACCTGTATTTACAGCAGAAAGAGTAACTACTCTAGTATTCGTGTTGAAAGATGAAACTATTGCTCCAGGAGCAATATTAGTTCCAGTCAGTGTCATTCCTTGAACAAGTCCATTAACTGAACCATCATCAGCAAGAGTAACAGTATTTGCACCATTAGCACCAGTTGCAGATGTAGAGATTACATTAAGTGCTTTAGGTGGAATAATATGTGTAATTTCCCCTGCTTTATCTTTGGAGAATGATTTTGCCTTAAATCCTGCTGCTCTTAATGCAGTATTTCCAAAGTTCGAGTTCGAGTTTGTGATGGACATGTCAGCACCACTTTCAGAAACAAAGTGACCGAAGTATCCCACAGCAAACACAGAAACTGCCTGAATAAATGAGTCATTAGATGCCTTAATATGCTCATGTCCCCATCCTTTACGATACTCAGCAAAACCATCTAAGTGAGCACCATCACCAGCAACTGCTGCATCATAGTTACCAGTAGAGGCATTAAATCTTACAAATGCTCTATCATCCTTCTGAAGAGATAGACCCGTAAACTGTGCAACAACCATTGATTTGAAACCAGTTGCCTTAGCACCGTTTGCGTGCATACCATTCATACCCCAAACACTTCTTAGTGATAGGTTAAACGCATAAGGAGATGCAGAGTCAACAGTATCAATCTCAGTTTTAACAGTAATGTTAGAACCTACAGCATTACCAGATGGTTCTGAACTCATCTGGTAAGTAAAGACATTACCAGATGCTGATGTGACTGTATACGATCCGTTATAGATTCCTGCGTCTGCGTCTGTTTGTGGTCCAGTTGATCCAGTAACACCACTAACATTAATATTGACACCTACGGAGAATCCATGATCTCTTGGGTTATCAAATTCATC